TTTCACGGTTTAATCCGTGAAACGGACTGCTGTGCAACCAATTTGTCGGCATGGTTCCTGGCGAACCGGTGACAGCCCCACCAGCCTGCGAGTTGCGGATGCTGTTGGTTCTGGCCTCCTCGATGAGAAGCCCCAAGCTGCTGCCGCCGGAATGGTCGAAGCGTGGCCCGAAATACGCCGTGCCGGTCGTCGGGTTGTAGTCTGTGGCGGTGGAACCGATCTCCAACTGCGGGGCGGCTATGCGGAGGGTTAGGTCGATGGTGGCGCCGTTGGGAACAGTGCCAGAAATGCGCGGCAAAACGTGTGTTGTCGTGACGATTGTATTTCCGAGAGTTCCTGTAGCCGAATATCGCGTCCGCGTGCTGGTGGCAGACAATAGACTTGTGTTATAAATTTGCCCATTGGTTGTTGCGTCCCGCTCTACTACAGCCAAAGCAAGCACTGTAAGACCGCTGGTGCTTCCGCCTACCAACGAAATGTAAGCGCTTTGCGTCCACGTTTGGCCGGACGAGGCGGCGACTTGGTTTCCGCCTTCAAAATTAAGCAATATGAACGCGCTCGATCCGGTTGAGTTGGTCCCGCTCCATTTGATGTCGATGTAATTAAAACCGTCCGAAGTTCCTGTGCCGATAATTTCAACGCTTCCGGCGCCCGCTGTGATTTGCGGACCCCAGTGCGTAGGGCCAACCCCACCACTCCCAATCACCCCATTGGTCGAACCACCAGCCTCCGAATTCCGAATATGGTTGTTCGGCGCAAAGCGCAGCGTGCCACTCGCGTCGAAATACGTCGCGTTGCTGCCTCGCGTGAAGGTGATGGCGGGGCCGGTGCCGTTGTCCAAGGTCTTCTCACCGGCAAAGTCGCGGCTGAAGGTCGGGCGCGCGATGGCGGCGCCGGACCCAGCGTTCAGCAACAATGTCGGGGCGAGGATCATTAGGCGGTGTAGGCGATGATGCGGCCGCTGTGCAGGTCGATGGCGGTGAACTTTCCGAAGAGGATTGTGCCTGCCGGAATGACTGGGGCGCTGGCGTCGGTCGTGTTCGCGATGTCGGCGATGTTGCCGGTCAAGGTGTGGAACTTGGCGTCGGCGAGGACTTGCACGGCGAGCCAGTCGCCAGTGCGGGCCGTGGTGTCGGCGATGTAGATGCCGCCGCTGAGGCCGTTGGTGATTTTGTTATTAGGGAATCCCATAGTGTTGGTTGGTTAGTATTGGTTGACGCGGGCGGTCCATGTGGATGGTTGGCCTTGTTGGAAATAGTATTTGTCTCTTTGCGAGATCAGCTCGGACTCGGCGAGCTGTTCCATGGCGAGTGCTTTGTCGGTCTGTCCGTCCTCTTGGAGCAAATCTGCACTCAGCATCAGACCGACTGCTTTTGCGATGACGGCGGGCACGGTCGCGGTGAGGTTGCTCGCGCTGTATTCGGTCGGACGGATGCGGAAGTTGACCCAGACGGTGGTTGGTAGGTCGGTGCTTTGCGGGAAGCGCACGTTGTCGCCGAGGAGCGTGTAGCCAATCTGGCGGGGTGCAACGTGGGTCGCAGGGTTGTCTCTTAGGACGGAAAATACCTCTCCCATCACTTGCTGACCCACCTGCTCGTAGGGGATGAAGTAGCCGGTCGTGTCGTTGCCTTCGACAGTGCGTTCTTCGACGCGCATAAGCTCTGGCCAGTCGGCCCACTCCCAGCAGTCGGCGATGCGTTCGTTGGCGGCGGCGGTCATCATGGTCTTGGCGCTCGCCGGAATGTTGTCGATGGGATTGCTCCCGCTTCCGGCGTCGTTTCCGGCGCGCTGCCATGCGCGGAGGAGGATAGATTGTAGAGTTACTGTGCGCATTAGCTGTTGAGTGCGTTCATGGCCGACTGCACGGCGGCTTCAAAGGTGACGCTGGGATTCGGCCAGTCGTTTCGCGGCGCCGGATTGGCGGCGAACATGGTGAGGATCTGCTGCAAGTAGGCTTCAACGGCGTCCAGCTCGGCGCAGGTTTTGCCTGCGGCGGTGAGGGACTGGCGCAGATACAAAAGTGTGGGTTGGCGGTCGCCTGCGAGGCCGACACTGCGGAGGTGTTCTTCGGCGGTGACGGCGGGCGGCGGCGTGGCGATAAGCGTGCGCGTGGCGGCGTCCCATATGAAACTGCCGTTTTGCAGCCCCTCGCCTTCGGCGTCGGTGAGCGGGAGCGCAGTGATGCCTTCTGGTAACGGATCGGCGATGACGGTGCCGATGCTGACGCTTTGGCCGCTTGCGGTGTTATAGAGGAGGTGCCAGTTGTTCATGGTTAGACTTTTGGAACGGCGATGATGCAGGCGTCGTATTTACTGGGATTCGCGCTGATGTTGTGGCGGATGGCGAGGCGGGAGCCTGTAGGGACTTCGCGGCCAAATAGGTTCGGACTTCTACTGGCTGCAACAGAAAAGTTTTCAGTGGCTCCAAACGCAAAATGGATGTAACCAAAAGCGACCTCACTGCCCGCTGCGCCAACGCCGATCTCATAGGTAGCGTCACCCTGCGATGCGGTGTCGGTGTCGCTGGTGGACGGAGCGATGGAGAAGCCGATGTAGTCCTTGGTTGTGCTGTCTTCAATTTCGACCCAAGTGCCGGAAGCACCGCTCATGGCGGTGCCGGTGCTGGTGGCAGTGTTGACGCCCAAAACGTCAACGGTCGTGCCGATGCTTGAGGTGTCTCTTGCGTTAAAGGCAAAGAACTCTCTGACGCTCATGGTGGCGGTTTGCGATGCACGAACGCCTTGGATGCGAGCGGCAATGCGGGAGCCAGATGCAATTTCGACTGGAATATTGTAAAACGATCCCGCCGATCCGCCGATGGCGAGATTGGGAACAATGACGGTTTCGCTACCAGCGGCACCAACTCCGATGTCGAGCAGGGTTGCAGAGTCAGCAGCGGATACGTTGACCCCCGAAACATTAAAGCGGATCAAGGTGGAGACATTGCTGGTGCTGGCAATGATCTGCGACCAACTGCCCTTGGTGTGCGGCGTGGCCGAGGCGGTGAGCGTGACGCTGCCCGTGCTCCACGAAGCCGCGAGGATTTCATTTTGGTAAAACCACGGCTTGTCCGCGAAGAGCGGCGTGGCACCGAGGTAGGCTTTTTGCAGGCTCAAGGACATGGCTTACGAGGGATCGGTGATGAGATACAACGTGGCCGCGTCGGGACTGCCGATGGCGTTGTATTCCGCTTGCGTGAGGCTCACGATGTTGTTGACCACATCGCTGCCGCTGCCTGCGGAGGTGTCGCTGACCACGTTGACGCCAGAGCGGTCGGCGGCCGTCAGCGTGCGGGTGGTGCCGGTGGTGATGCCGGAGAGTTGGAAGGCTAGATTTTTGGAGCTGTCGCCGTTGTCGTAGAGGAGGAAGTTGGCGTCGTTGAAGACATCGGGGAGGATGCCCGCGTAGGTCCAGTCAGTTGCGCGTGTTCCGGTGGTGGCAACACGAATGTAGATGCCCGCGGGCTTGCGGTTGATGAGCCAAGTGCCTTCGGCTTCGCGGACGAGGTAGGCGCTGTCTACGGCTGGCGGGTTGGCGGTGGGCAATGCGCTGAAGTTTTGCACCTCGCCGTCGATGTAGGACGCACCGCCGCCGCCGCCCGATCCTTTCTGATCGAACGTGCCGCTGAAGGGGTTAAACGTCCAAGGCATTTGAGATTAGAAATTGGAGATTTAAGAGCGGGTGACGGTAGCGAGGTCCGCGTCGTTGGTGGTTGGCGGGTTTGTCGTGTAGGAGAAGGTCAGCGTGGCGACCGTTTGGCCGCCGCTGCCGCCTTCTTTGTAGGTGACGGTCTGGATGTTGTTGGTGGAGCCGTAGTAGCTGATCGAGAGATAGTCGTGCTGCGGGATGTTCAATCCGGCGACGTTCCTGACGTTAATGTTCGGGTGCATACGGTTAGGCGGCGGGTTGGGCGGTCATGCCGAGTTGCTGCTCTTGTGCCATCTTTTGCAGCGCGGGTTGCGCGCCGGTGCGGCCGATGACTGCGTTTTGCTGCTGTTGGAGCTGGAACTGGAAGGCCTGTGCTCTCGCGTCGATCATGCTGCGGAAGATTTCGTCTTGCTGGTAACGCTGCTGGACGGCGGGATTGGACTGAATGATCGTCTGCAAGGTTTGCAGGCGGACTTGCGCGTTTTGGCCGCCTTCTTTGAGCGGCGGCTCGGTGCCTGCGGCGATTTTTGCGAAGGCTGTTTGCTCGTCTTCTTGCTCGGCGGCGGTGGCTTGGCCGATGTCCTGGACGAGGATTCCGGCGAGGTTGGGGTCAACCGCCTGGAACATATATTTTACGAGACCGGCGCGGTCGATGACGCCGAAGCTGTCCAAGGGGACAAGCACTTTGGCGAGGTAGTCTAATTTGGCGCCGAGGGCTTCGGAGTCGAGCAGCCGGGCGTCGAACTCGCAGGTCACGTCGAAGCGGCCGCGGATGTCGGTGGGGCTGGCGGTGAGCGGGAGATTGGGGTTGCCGGTGACGCGGGCGACTTCTTCGGGCGTCATATACTGCTGGCAGAGGGCGAGCGTCTGGACGAGGCAGAGCTTCATATCGAGGAGCCAGCTATCGACCAGCTCCTGGGTGTGGAGCATGTAGCGCTGCGGCGGGACGGCCTCGCTGATGCGCCCGAAGTAGTTGTCCACATCGTTGCGGATGGACATTTCGACTTCGATGCTGCCGGCGTCAGGCTGCGGCGGGTTCATCCAAGAGATCTCGCCGGGACGGCGCTCGGGGATCTGGACGCCCGGTCCCATGATGAGGTCCATCTTGCCGCGCGCGGCGGGCGTTTTGAGCGGGGGCAAGGTGACGATGCTGGCGCGGTCGCCTCGCATGTCGCGTTGGATTTTGACTTCCTCCTGGGCGGTCTGGACGATTTCCGGCACGCCGCGGGATTCTAGGATGGGGCGTGAGGCACGCTCGCGGGGCAGCTCGACGAAGGGATAGAGCGCGTGGGCGTAGGGTAAAATGTCGTGGACGGCGGTGCGGTCGGGAACGTGGTAGCTGAGGACGGTGCGGGTGACGCGCATCGCCTTGGTGCGGTCGTCGTGCTCCTTCCTGTAGACGTGCCAGATCTCGATCATGTCGCGCTGGTGGTCGTAGAGGAACTGGTCGCTGCGGTGGAGGTTCAGCGAGATGCGGCGAATGTCGCCTTTCTTCTCGACGACTTGCTCGACCCATTTGTCGTCCCAACCCTCTACAGCGGCACGTTCGCGCAACTCCGGTTCGGTCATTAACTCGCGTCGGGCAACGAACGCCGCCCGCTGTAGACTATAGGTTTGAGCTGGAAAAATTATGTCCTCCCAGGGTTCTAAAGCGGTCCACTGGGGCCGGCTTTCAAAAACGTAGGGTTGCTCCCACTCGACGAAGCCTTTTTCGCGGAAGGCGCGGACTTTGGCGGTGGTGCCGAGTTCCGGGATGACTTCGCCCATGAGCTGGGCGGCGAGTTCTTCTTGCTCGGGGTCGAGGACGACCTCGAGGAGGGCTTGCAGGTTGGGGTCTTGCGACTCCTGCAGCATCATCATGGCGTCTTCCATGCTGAAGCTCTTGATCTCGGTGCGGGTGGTCTTGATCCAATCAACGGCCATTACGGCGAGGCCGTAGGTCTCGCGGAAGTTGGCGGCGAGCTGCACTTCGCGCCGGAGGTCATCCAAGACGTGCTGGAAGAGGAGCCACTTGAGGACGGACTCCGCGGCGCTGCGCTTGTCGATGTCCATGGACTCGACGGGCTGGACTTGGACGCGCGCCTTGAAGAAGGCGTTGGTGAGCATCGCAATGTGATCCCGGCAAATGGTGTCGGCCAAGCGAACGCGAGAATCTAAACTTTTGTCCCAAGGAAATGGGCGCTTGCCGAGGGCTTCTTGGTGTTTGCGGCCGTCGTCGGTCTGGCCGGCCCAGATGCAAAATCTGGTGTTCCAGTTCCTTAATTTTCGCTGGACGTAGCCGCTGCCATCGGCGTCGGCTTCATCGATGTCCGAGAGGATCTCGGAGATTTTTTCGCGGTCGGGTGCTTTGATCATTTGGCTGCGTTCCGCTTGCTAAGTTGCTGCATGATTGATTGAGCGACCTTGCGCTGCTCGTCGGTGACGTTGCCGGCAGACGAGTCGTTGGTGAGAATGCGAGAGACGAGCGTTTGCCGCAGGGCAGGCTCGTTGGTGCCGTAGGCCGTACCTTGGAACGCTTTCATTTGCTCTGGCGTGACCTTGAATTGCGGGTCAATCTTGTTTTCCCGCATGAACAGGCGGATCGCTTCGTTTTTGGCGACTCCGAGTTGCTCTTCATATTTCAGCCCACTGTAGGGATTGAGCACGATGCGGCCGTCTTCAGCGGCCATGCCCGCAACCTTGGTGTTGAGCGCAAAAAAGGTGTCCTCGCTTTTGTATGGCTTGCGCACTGCGTAGCCGTAGACCGATTGAGGAATTGCTTGAGCTTGCGGCATGTCACGGGACGAGGACGGTCGTTTTGCGCGGGGTGTAGTGGACGGCGGTCTCGGGGTGCCGCTTTTTGAAGTCATCGCGCCAGCCTTTGTCGGCCCAGCAGCCGGGTTCGGTTTTTTCCCAAGCCCAGTAGACATCGGCGTCGATGCTCATGGTGTGCTGGCCGATGCCTTCGACGGCGCATTGCTCGAGGCGCTCGTTGGCCTGCGCGATGCGCTGCTGCTCAAGGCCGGCCATGACGGCCTTGGCGTTCCAACCTGTAAGGAGTTCCTCTTTTACGAGGTGGGCCATCTCATCGCCCAGGTCGTTGGCGATGCCGGTCCAGAGTGAGTCGGCCATCCTAACTTCTGCCGTCCGACCCGCTACGCAGTGCGGACGGCAGTGTGTTAAGATCCGGTCTTAGTAGTCAACCAGCGGGACGAGGCTGAAGAAGACTTCAACTTCGCCGGCGTCCAGCTCCGCAAGGTCATAGCTGGCCATCGAAGCGAAGTTCGCATTGATGTCTGTTGCCGTGACGTAGGCGTGCGGGATGGTCGAGGGCTGGGCTTTTGCCAGAATCTCGGTGCCGTTCACGTTCACCTCGGTCGTGGTCAGCCAGCGATCTGTGTCGCCGCTGTCACCGATGATGAGCGCGTTCGTATTGTAGGCCGACGTTCCGGTCTTTTGGAACGGAGTCGTCAGGTGCATCGCCACGCGGGTGACAACGCTTTTGGCCGGGACGGTAATAATTTTAACGTCTTGGGCGGTGTTGTCAGTTCCTTGGGTGAGATCGGTATGATCGATTGTAGCCCGATGGGTGAACCCGGTTGCTGCCTTAGTTTCTGCGGGAAGCTCGTAGAGTTTCATTTCAGTTGTTTCCTTGGTTGATGATTAGGCTGCGAGCGCCACGTTGGCGGTGAACTTTCCTTGGCTCTGGGGCGCAAGACATGTGACCGACGCAATTGCATCTATAAGAGCGCGCGGTCCTCCACCGAGGTCAGGGAGTTCGCGCATGGCCGGACGCTTGGCGAAGCGGACTTCGCACTGGTCCATGTTGAGCACGAGGCCGGACGAGTTTTTCGCCGTGTCGCTGGAGTTGTTCTGACGCAGATACAGCGAGGGCAACAGACGGAGCGTGCCGAAGTCGCCTTCAAACACATTCACGGCCGACACGATCTTTTTGGAATCGGCGGACGTGCTGAA